ATTTTCTGGAGCATCTCGCCGAAAGCTCGAACATCAAGCAATCGGCGGCCCATGCCGCGGTCTCGACCACCCGGCTCTATCGCGAACGCCAGCAGAACCCGAAATTCGCTTCCGATTGGCTTGCTGCACTGGGCGAAGGCTATCTGCTGCTGGAGATGGAAGTGCTGCGCCGCCTGCGCGAGGGCGATCAGAAGGCACTGGAAGGCGAGCGCTATGATTTTGCCAATGCGCTGCGGCTGCTTTCGGCCCACCGCGAAACCGCCGCGCATGCCCATGCCCAGCAACGCAATGTCAGCGCTGCCGAAGTGCGCGCCTCGATTGATCGCAAGGTCGAGGCGATCCGCCAGCGGCTGGCACAGGACAAGGCACGCAAGGCGCAGGGCGAATGACCAGCGACCGCCTCGATTGGCTGGCCGATGAAGATGTCGATACGGCGGAGGAAATCTCTGCCGCCATGGATCAGCGCGAGAATGATGAATGGCCCTATCACTGGGGCATGATGGCGCGCGATGAACAATTGCCGCCGCCCGGCGACTGGCGGATCTGGCTGATTCTGGCCGGGCGCGGTTTCGGCAAGACCCGCAGCGGCGCCGAATGGGTGCGGGAGATTGCCGAGCGCTGCCCCGAGGCCCGCATCGCGCTGGTGGCCACCACCCTGTCCGAAGCGCGCGCGGTGATGGTGGAAGGCGAAAGCGGCATCATTGCCTGCTGCGCGCCCGATAAACGCCCGGTGTTCGAAACCTCGCTCAAACGGCTGCGCTTTCCCAACGGGGCGCAGGCGCTGATCTATTCGGCGCAGGAACCCGAAAGCCTGCGAGGGCCCCAGCACAGCCACGCCTGGTGCGATGAAATCGGCAAGTGGCCGCTCGCCCGCGAAGCCGCCACGCGCTGCTGGGACAATCTGCTGATGGGCCTCAGGCTGGGCGATGATCCGCGCCTTGCGGTAACCACCACGCCGCGCGCCGTTCCGCTGGTGGAGAGGCTGGTCAGGCAGGCACAGTCGGGCGATGTGGTGATCGCAAAGGGATCGACCTTCGACAATGCGGCCCATCTGCCGCGCCGGTTTCTGGATGCGATCACCGCGGAATTCGCCGGCAGCCAGCTGGCCCGGCAGGAACTGGACGGCGAATTGCTGGCCGATATCGAAGGTGCCTTGTGGACCCGCGCGCTGATCGAACAATGCCGCTTTCCGGGTGAAGCGGTGCCGCTCGCCCGCATCGTGGTCGCCGTCGATCCGCCCGCGTCTGCCACCGGCGATGAATGCGGGATTGTGGTGGCAGCGCTGGGCGAGGACGGGATTGGCCGGGTGCTGGCCGATTGCTCGGTCGGGCAGGCCAGCCCGGCGCAATGGGCCGAAGCTGTCGCCGCCGCCGCGCAGGCGTGGCACGCCGACCGTGTCATTGCCGAGGCCAATCAGGGCGGGGCGATGGTGGAAAGCGTGCTGCACGCCGCCGATCACGCGCTGCCGGTGCGGCTGGTGCATGCGAGCCGCGGCAAGGTGGCCCGCGCCGAACCGGTCGCGGCGCTTTATGCCGCGGGCAAGGTGCATCACTGCGGAGTGTTTGCCCGGCTCGAAGATCAACTCTGCGGGCTGCTGACAGGCGGCAGCTATGCTGGCCCCGGCCGCAGCCCTGATCGCGCCGATGCGCTGGTCTGGGCGCTGTCCGAACTGCTGCTGCGCCCCATGTCCCGCCCCGGCATCCGGGCCATCTGACAACCACCAAAGGAGCCTTCATGGCGATGTTCGAAAAGCTGTTCTCCGCCTTCAAGGGCGGAGCGCAGAGCCGTGTCCCGCTGTCGGGCGCCCTGTCTGGCCGCTGCGCCCCGCTTTATGCAGGCGCCAGCCAGCATGCGGCCTATCACTATGATCGGGCGGTGCGCGAAGCCTTTCTTGCCAATCCCATCGCCCAGCGAGCGGTGCGGATCGTGGCCGAAAGCGTCGGACAGGCCCCGCTTTGCGCCAGCGATGCAAGGCTGATGAAGCTGGTGGCCGCCACCAGTGCGGGCCAATCGCTGATCGAAACGCTGGCTGCGCACCTGCTGCTGCATGGCAATGCCTATGTCCAGATCCTCAAGGATGCGAGCGGCCAGCCAGTCGAACTCTTCGCGCTGCGCCCCGATCGGATGAGCCCGGTGAGCGATGCGCACGGCTGGCCCTATGCCTATGATTACGTGCTTGATGGCAGCACCACCCGCATCGCGGTGCAGGACGAGGATGGCTGGCCCGGCCTTGTCCACATCAAGGCGATGCACCCGCTCGATGATTATCTCGGGGCAGGCGCGCTCTCGGCAGCCTGGCAGGCGGTGACGATCCACAACGCCGCGGCTGACTGGAACCGCGCGCTGCTCGAAAATGCCGCGCGGCCATCGGGCGCGCTGGTTTACGAAGCGGGCGATGGCGCGGCGCTCAGCCCGGATCAGTTTGATCGGCTGCGCGCCGAACTCGATACCGCCTTTTCCGGCGCGGGGAATGCGGGCCGCCCGATGCTGCTGGATGGCGGGCTGCGCTGGCAATCCATGGCGCTGACGCCTGCCGACATGGATTTTGCCACGCTCAAAAGCGCTGCGGCCCGCGATATTGCGCTGGCTTTCGGGGTGCCGCCGATGCTGCTCGGCCTGCCGGGCGACAGCACCTATGCCAATTACCGCGAGGCCAACCGGGCGCTGTGGCGGCTCACGCTGCTGCCGCTGGCGCACAAGCTGCTGAGCGCGCTCGCCGAAGGGCTGGCCCCGTGGTTTGCCGGGGCCAGCCTCGCGATCGATCTCGATCTGGTGCCCGCCCTGTCGGAAGACCGCGAGCGGCTGTGGTCGCAGGTCTCCGATGCCGATTTCCTGACCCGCGCCGAAAAGCGCGCATTGCTGGGCTTTGGCCCCGAGGAGACTGCCCCATGAAGCGAGAAGACGTGCTTACCAGCCTGATGGCGCAGGCCAAAGACGAAGGAGCCTCGCTCGTCACCTTGCGCGCGATTGTCGAGGAAAGCAGCATGCTTGCCACCGACCGGGCGCTCGAACGGCTCGGGCTTGGCGATCCGGGCGCGGAGAATGATCTGGGCGAGCTGCGCGAATTGCTGCGCGCCTGGCGCGATGCCAAGACCAGCGCCTGGCAGGCCCTGGTCAGCTGGCTGGTGCGCGGCGCGCTGGCGCTGGTGCTGATCGGCATTGCCGTGAAGCTTGGCGTCTGGAAACTGCTGTGAGGCTTGGCGCACAGCCCGCAGCAAGCCCGCTGCGATTTGCCGGCTATGCCGCCTTGTTCGATATTCCCGATGCGGCGCGCGATGTGATCCGCAAGGGGGCCTTCGCCCGCACCCTTGCCGCCCGCGGCAGCCCGGTTCCGCTCTATTGGCAGCACCGCGCCGCCCAGCCCATCGGGGTGATCGAACACATCGCCGAAGACGCGCGCGGCCTGCGGGTGATCGCACGGATCGATCGCCCGCACAGCCGCGCGGCCAGCCTGCTGCGCGCGAGGGCGGTCAATGGTCTCAGCTTCGGATACCGCGCGGCGCGCGCATCGCACCGCGCCGGGATGCGCGAATTGCTCGAGATCGACCTGTTCGAGGTCAGCCTCGTTACCCACCCGCTCCAGCACGGCGCGCGGGTGCATCTGTTTGTTTAGCCGTCCCACCTCCCCATCCCCCACAGAAAGGCCCTTGCCCCATGGATACCCCTGCTACTCCCACTGCTACTCTGACTGCCACCACGCTTGAAGACAGCTTCGATCTCATCGCGCGTCAGGATCAGGCCGAAGCCGCCATCGCTTCTTTGCAAACCGATGTGGCCGAAGTGAAATCGCGGCTCGACAAGGTGGCGCTGGCTGCGGCGCGTCCGCCGCTTGGCGGCACTGCCCAGCCCGCCGCTGATGCTGCCGAAGTCAAAGGCTTTGTCGATGGCTATCTGCGGCGTGGCCGCGAGGCCGAGATCAAGTCGATCAGCGGCACCACCCCGGCGGATGGCGGCTATGCCATTCCGCGCGCCCTTGATGCGCTGATTGCGAGCGAGCTCAAATCGGTTAGCCCGATCCGCGCGATTGCACAGGTCGTGCAGACCGGCACTTCGGGCTATCGCAAGCTGGTGGCCACCGGCGGCGTGGCTTCGGGCTGGGTCAGCGAAACGGCCCCGCGCCCCGGCACCGATACGCCGCAATTTGCCGAAATCGCGCCGCCTTCGGGCGATCTCTATGCCAATCCGGCGGCCAGCCAGGCGATGCTCGATGATGCGGGCTTTGATCTGGAAAACTGGCTCGCCAGCGAAATCGCGATGGAATTCGCCCGTGCCGAAGGCGCTGCCTTTGTGACCGGCAACGGAGTGAACCGCCCCGCCGGTTTCCTCACCGCGCCCACCGCCACCGCGGCCGATGGCACGCGCGCTTTCGGGCAGGTGCAATATATCGGTTCGGGCAATGCGACCGGGCTC